AATGCAGTGGAATGGCAGCGACTTATCGGTTACGGGTGCAATCACCGCGACTAGCCTAAATGTAACCGATGCGACAATAACGGGTAGTATTTCAGCAAATAATATAAAAATTGACAACGTCACTTTAGACACAGACGGCGATGGCAATTTAATAATTGCGACTGATGGCGTTGATACAGGTCAAATAAAAGAAGGTGCAGTTACACCGACAGAAATGACTGTAACGAGCTTGGCGGCGATCACAGCAGATCTTGGGACTGTTACGGCTGGATCCTTAGATGCTGGAATTATTACTGGCGATGTTAATGAGTCAAACGTAATTCAAAACGCTACATCTTTGTCGTTTAATGGCCCAAGTGGCGAAGTAACTATTTTAGAAGGTAGTGTTGCAGCTTCAACTGGCGATGGTCACAAAATATTTTCAGTTTGCTCTGGTTACGTTGATTCAACAAGCTCAAAAGTCTATTGGATTAGAATGTATTTACGAGATACGCCAACATCAAGCTATGTATTAACGTCCACCACAAAAGTAAAAGCCACAACAGATATTGCGACACCTTTCACAATAGCAGGTGGTACGACAGCGGTTAAGACTGGCGAGGTCGGTGTAAAAATTACAATTCGGAGGTATGGGTCAAACGGAACAACCCCAGATGGGTCAACGGCACTTGATTATGTCCGAGAACGAACCTGTTTTATTGAAGGTGTCAGATAATGTTTGCGAAATGGGAAAACGGGGAATTAATAGCTGGGCCGCAATCTAAGCCGACAAGTGGTGATTGGATAGAAGTCATTGATGAAGTGCTTGAGTATGATTTCAGGGCGTTCCACAAAAAACTAAGGCTAGTTGACGATCACTTAGAATACTATCTTGAACCGTTTGACTATGACTTTTCAACAGAGAATCGGCAGACAAGGAATGAGCTTTTATCTGAAACTGATTGGACTCAAGTTGAGGATTCCCAACTCAGTGCCAGCAAGAAACAAGATTACAAAGATTATCGACAGTCCCTGCGAGACATAACAAACCATGAGAACTGGCCTAATTTAACCGATGAAGATTGGCCAATTTTGCCGTAAAATACCCAAATAAAGGAGATTAACCGTGTCTAAAATTTCAGAGTTAGAAGATGGTACGCCATTAGTTAGCAGCGATTACCTTATTGCTGTTAGGTCAGGCGGGAATGTCAAAGTGCGTTTGACTTCACTAGATATTGATGAAGTAAATCTAGAAGACAATGAATTCATCCGTCTGGGTAACAGCCAAGATTTGACGATGGTTCATAACGCTTCCAACTCAATTATCAATCAGGCTGGTGTTGGTGATCTGCTGATTCAGAAGGCTGGTGCCACCAAATTAACAATCAATGCTAGCGGGATTGATGTCACGGGTGGTATTACAGCTACCGTAACGGGCAACGAAGACGTACTGACTTTAATTTCAACGGATGCTGATGAAAACTCAGGCCCAAGACTCTCCTTAACTAGAAATAGCGCATCTCCTGCCGATAATGATTATGTAGGCTTAATTGCTTTCAACGGGCAAAACAGCGCAGCTGAATCTATACGAATGGGGATGATTAGAACACAAGTCCTTGACGTTACGGATGGCACCGAGGACAGCACATTAACATTTTATTCACGACACGGCGGAACTGAAACCCAGCGACTAGCCACCACAGCCACTGGCATTGATGTGACGGGTTCGGTCACGGCGGATGGGCTTACTGTTGATGGCAATGCTCGCATTGAGGAAATAGGCGCAATAGCTAAACTGACGCTAGAGCGCGGCGGTTCAGCCAACGCCGCCGATAGTGCGGCAGTGGATTTGCTAGAAACCAATGCTGGCTCAGAAGGCGCTAATTTTGGTGATGCGGCGACAAACGGTTTCAGACTAAAGCTTGATGGAAGCGCCAACGACTTTTTAATTCAGTCGGGTGCTTCTGGAACAGTAAATACAAGGTTTGGTATTGATAGAGACTCTGGAGACATCAGCTTCTACGAGGACACGGGCACGACTCCAAAGTTCTTCTGGGACGCTTCGGCGGAGGCTTTGGGTATTGGTACGACTTTGCCTAGTCAGCTACTGGAACTTTCAGGTGCTACTGCACCTGCCATACGCTTAACCGATACGACCTATAATCAGTATGCTGAAATATCTACTGCAAACGCAGGTAGCCTTATTTTAAAGGCTGATGTAGGCAATGGCGGCACTGGTTCTACATATATTGGTTTTGAGGTTGATGGTGCAAATGAAGCCATGCGCATCGATGCCAGCGGTAACTTGCTGGTTGGACAAAACTCTTCAGCAGTACCCGGTTCAGGTAATACTGTTACAGGTATAAGTATAGCAGGTCAATATGATGCTATTACTATAAGTCGTGCAGATGCTCAAGGACTGATAGTTAATAGGAATACTTCTGATGGAAATCTCGTAGATTTTAATAAAGACGGCACAACCGTAGGTAGTATTGGCACTATCTTTGATGATTTATACATTGGAACTGGAGACACTAATATACGATTTGACGCTACAAATGACGCTATTACGCCGAGAGGGTCTGGTGGTTCTGCAAGGCCTGACGCTGTTGACTTAGGTAGTTCATCTGTTCGCTTCAAAGACCTCCACCTATCAGGCACTGCCAACGTAGGCGCACTTTCTGCTAACGCAGGTACTGGACAAATCTCAGCAACTTTTGAATCCACAGATGCCGGTTCTTACATCAACATAATAGATAGCGGTTCTGGCGCATTCGGCGCAATGATAGGTGCTGTTGGTGACGATATGTTATTTAGCCCTAATAACGTAGAAGCCATGCGAATCAGCGGCGGGAACTTGCTGGTGGGTCAGAGTTCTACAGCACTACCGGGGGCTGGTACCACGACAGAAGGCATCAGTATTAGCGGTCAGTATGATGCAATTTTTGTGAGCCGTGCATCAGGCGTTGCGTTATCCGCTAATAGAAATAGTGACGGTGACATACAGCAGTTCCGCAAAGACGGCGAAACCGTAGGTAGTATTGGTAGTGTTAGTGACTCTGTTTATATTGATGGTGGTTCATCTAACTATTCAGTAATGCTGGCGTCAGATTTTAGGCCAAGGACCTCAAATGGTGTGGCTAATAATGACGCTGCTGTCGATTTAGGCGATTCTTCAGCCCGATGGAAAGACCTCTACCGCAGTGGCTCAACTATCAGCACTTCTGACCGCAACATGAAACAAGACGAAAGAGACTTGACTGTCGCGGAGGCTACGGTTGCGCAAGCGTGTAAAAGTTTGCTCAAAGCGTTTAGGTTTATTGACGCAGTTGAAAAAGATGGTGATGGAGCGCGTATTCACTTTGGAATTGTGGCGCAAGATTTACAGGCCGCGTTTGAAGCAGAAGGCTTAGACGCTACTGACTATGCAATGTTTCGGCCTTCCACATATACAGACGAAAACGGTAATGAGCAGACACGTTTAGGTGTTTGTTATGAAAATCTACTAGCCTTCATCATCGCAGCAATTTAACAGGAGAAACAACATGACAACAACGTGGACAATTGCACAATTAGAAAGAACATTAGATGACGGTGGAGTCGTTGTATGTCACTGGCGAGCTACGGCAACTGACGGTGACTTCTCAGCTTCTAGCTACGGCACTGCTGGCTTCACACCAGATCCGTCTAGCGCAGACTACGTTCCTTACGACAGCATCACAGAAGAAATAGCTTTAGGCTGGTGCTTTGACTCAGGTGTTGATAAGGACGCTATAGAAGCAAGCCTACAAGCTAACATTGACGGGCAAATTAACCCGACCCAAGCCTCGGGGGTTCCGTGGTAAACTAAAAAAAGGAGAAATACAATGGCTGAGAAAAAAACAACGCCAATTTCAGTAGACGGTGTAGAATACACTCTGGAAGACATGAGTCCAGAACAACAGACAATGGTTAATCACATTAGCGATTTAGATCGCAAAGTGAGGTCAACTCAATTCAATTTAGATCAGCTCAACGTAGGTAGACAAGCCTTTGTTGAAATGTTGAGCAAGTCGCTTAAAGAACCAGTCTTTGAGCCAGTAGATGAATAGGTGAATCATGCAAGAAGAAGCCAAGACAGTTATTGACGGTCTAGCCGTTACGGGAACCGTTGCAACGATGGCTGGTTGGCTTCCGCCCCTTGCGTCTGCTTTAACCATCGTCTGGTTATCCATCCGCATCTGGGAGTCTCCTACTGTTCAAAAGATCTTTAACCGAGATGCCTAATGGAGACTTGGGAAATCATAGTTCAAAGCTGGCCCGTTGCAGCAGGGGTATTTCTCCTTATTCTGACTATTGGGAAGATTCTCAATAGGCTTGACGTTTTAGAGGCCAAGATGATTGAGGCGTGGAAAGCTATAAACGAATTAATAAGGAAATAACTATGGGTATTTTTGCATACTTAGATATGGTTCCAATTATCATTGCTTGCGCTTCTACGCTGGCCGCTATGACTCCTACTCCTAAAGATGACGAGATGGTTAGTCGTTTAGGAAAGGTCTGGTCAAAGATGTACAAGGTTATTGATATTTTAGCTCTGAATATCTTCAAAGCTAAAGATAAATAAACCGCATTAAAGTGTTCCAATGGCGCAGAAATACGCGCCAGAAAAAGAAGAATTAGGTTTAAACGATGTTTAAATATTTCAAGCTAGAGGAATTTGCATGTAAGGAGACTGGTGAGAATGAGATCTCGGAAGAATTTGTTCACGCGCTGGACGCGCTACGGCATGAAGCTGGGTTTCCTTTTGTCATTACGTCTGGGTATCGGTCTCCTCGTCACAGTCTTGAAGCTAAAAAGCCTAATGGCGGAGGACAGCACACGACAGGCAGGGCTGCTGATATTGCTGTTAGCGGTGGGGTTCAGCGTTATCGTCTGGTTGCCGCAGCTATCAAACTTGGGTTCAGTGGAATCGGCGTGGCAAAAGGATTTGTCCATGTAGATACTAGGACAAGTGCTAGGGTCATTTGGGTGTATTAAAAAAGGCCCCCGAAGGGGCCATGTGCGGAGGAAGCACGAGAATCCGTACAGCATACCATCTTCCCATCGTAAATTAATCATTCCGTTTGTTGACTTATTCGCCATAACCGTTAAAATCTTACCTCTAATCATGTATGGAGGAAGACACATGGAACAATCCGAAAACATAGCAGAAATCTCTGCTGCGATAAGTAAAGCCCAAGGCGAGATTCGCAATCCTGCGAAGAACACCAAGAACGCATTCTTCAAGAACGAATACGCTGATCTAACGGCTGTTTTGAACTGTATCCGACCAGTGGCTTCTGCCAACGGTTTGACGTTCATGCAGGGCGTAGAGGCGTATGGTGACAGGGTAGCGGTCACGTCACAGATCACGCATTCAAGCGGTCAGTGGATCCGTCAGGTCGCTAGTGTGCCTTTATCGGCTAACAGTAAAAACCCGATCCAAGATCTTGGCTCTATCTCAACCTACCTTAAAAGATATCAAAGTCAGTCTATGTGGGCTATCTGTGCCGATGAAGATACTGACGCTCAAGATCTGACTATTGGGATTGAGAACATCTCAGATCAAAAGGCCGCGCACATTGATGCAATGATTGATTCTACTAAGTCGAGCAAGGCTAAGTTTCTGGAAATTTACAATGTGTCTGATCTGAAACAATTAAGCGAAGATCAATACGACCGAGCAGTCAAGCAGCTTCAAACCAAGAAGCAGAAGCAAGTCAAATGAAGATCCACAACGTCGAGCAAGGCACTCAGGCGTGGTTTGATCTCCGATTAGGTATGCCGTCAGCGTCTAAGTTCAAGGACATTGTGACACCTAAAGGCAAGGCTTCTGCGAGCGGTGAGAAGTACATGTACGAGCTATTATCGGAACGGTTAAGCGGCAAACGGATTGAGACCTTTAAGTCTCAGTGGATGCAGCGTGGTAATGATTTAGAACCAGAGGCGGCTACCGTCTTTGAGTTTCAGACAGATTTAACCTGCCGAGAAGTTGGGTTTGTAACCAACGATGATGAAACAGTTGGTTGCAGCCCCGACAGGTTAGTAGACGGGGTTGGGCTTGAAATCAAATGCCCATCGCCAGCAGTCCATGTTAAGTATCTTGCAGAACGTGCAAGTAATGGAAAAATGCCTAGCGAGTATTACGCTCAGGTTCAGGGGACGATGTGGCTGATGGACTTTGATC